ACTGGCCCTCATGCTGCGCAAGGCGCTTGCGTGGTGCCGCGAGCAGGTCGGCCCGGTTCCCGCATGGGTAGCCGAGGCTCGCGAACTGCTCGATCAGGTTCGGCCCGAACCGCCCACACTGGCCGAGGTGTTGTCTCAGCTGCAGGCCGTGCACGACGCGAAGCACCCCGGCGACGAATTGATCCGCGTGCAGCTGCTGCTCGAGCGTGCGCGCCGCGCGGGGCTGCTGTGATGTTGCGGCGCACGTGCGGAATGTACGTCAAGCGCGCGGCGGACCTGGTCGCCGGCGATGTGCTGGTGATCCCGCAGCGCGGCCTGCTGGCGCTGGAAAAGGTCGAGCCGCATGGCGCCTTTATGCGGTTGACGGCGCTGGGCGAAACGTTCGCCGAGCCCGCGCATGGAATCGTCGAGGTCAGCCCGGCGCCGGATCTGCTGGAGCTGCTGCTCGTGGTGGACGGCGTGCAAAAAGCAATCGATGCGGACAGCCCGGCGCTTCTTATCGACGCGTTGCAGGAGGTGCGTAAAACGGTGGCAGCTTATCGTAAATCGGGGGTGCTATGAACACGCAATTGCAGGCAGCGCTGCGGCGCTTGGACCGGCACGACGAACTGGTCGCCCAGCGTGAGCGCCGGAAACCCTGGCACCTGCGCCTGGTGCTGCTCCTACTGCGCCGTGCGGGGGTGCTATGAACACGCGGCCGCCTGACGCCCCCTGCCCATGCTGCGGCAAGTTGATGCCCCCAATGCTGCCGGACATGCCGAGCGACTGGCCGGGCGCAGACGAATACGATCATTACTGGTGCGACGTCTGCGTCGAGGCGTACGACTTCGACGAGGTGCCGCCGCCCGATCAACCGTAAAGCTTCCGTAAATCCTTGAGCGACAGTTCGCGGCCGTGCTGGTCGACGAGCTGCCGCAGCGTTATTTTCCCGTCGCGCCACAGCTGCGCGCGCCCAGGGCCGAGCAGATCGTCAACGAATGCCGGCCCTTTCTTTTCCTGACGCTTGAGGAACGCACCGAACGACATGTCGGCCGCCACAGGGTCGCCGGTGGCGCTGCGGCTCGTGGTGCTGGGATCGAATTCGGGAATGTCGAGGCCCAGTTCCTTGAACGTCTTCGTAATCGGGATTTCTACGGAACGTTCATTCCAATGGCGGGGGAGCCCGCCGTTATAGGGCAAATTATTCGGGGCGATCGGCTTATAGCCGGGGATTTCCCACGCCGCCTGGCTGTAGGCGATGCAAATTTTCGTTGTGTGCCCGTCGAGCGTGGAAATTTGCCGGATGCCTTTTACGACGTCGGCGTTCGCGAGCAGCGTTTCGCGCCGGGCGACGGCCTGCACTGTCGCGACGCTCGTTTGCACCAGGGCCGCGGCGTTCGCGCGCGTTACGTCCATCACGCCGCCGACGTAGTTGTAGACCCGTTCGCCATCGACGACCGTGTAGCCGGCCGCGCGCCCGCGAATGCGCCGGATGATCTGGTCGTTCGTCTCGGCCTGCGCGATACCCTGCGCCACCTGGTTCTTAAACCTGAACATGGTGTCGCCCGCCTGGCGCGCCCACCAGTCCGCCGACGGTGCGCCCTGTATCAGCGTCTTGCCGGCCAGCTGGCGCAGCACGGCGTCCGTCGGCAGGCTCGGCGTGATGGCGCCCCGGAACGCTGTCTCCAGGCTGGCCGCCGTGGTGCTGGCCTCGAGGCGCGCGAGCTGTCCGAGCTGGTCGTCGGCGCGGGAACTGGCCTGCGTGTAGTAATCGTCGATGACCGTTTGCACCTGGCGCAGCAGGCGCGCCTTGTCGTCGCGGCTGATATCGGTCAGCGCCCGCCCGCCCTTGGTGAGCATGTCGACAAGATCCTCCTCCATGTTGCGCAGCAGCGCCAGGATGACGGCGCGCTCGCTGGCCGTGTAGCGGAACAGCGTGATTTGCCGTGCGATCAGGTCGTCGGCGAGCGTGTCGTCTTTTAGCATCAATATCCTGTTGACAGAGTTTATTTATTAAACTATTCTTACATACATCATCAACGCAACCGGAGAAACTAATGCATCAATACCGCGTACGCCTCACATGGATGACGTGGCTCACAGAGCCCGGATTTACGCCGAAGCATCACGACTGGCAAGGCGTTGTAGAAGCTGCGAACGTCGACGCCGCGCTCCGTGCGGCCAAGCTCCTAGCCGGCGCGCCAACTCGCGCAACGAGCGAAACCCAGCGTACCTAATTTTCACTCGCCGCCCGGACTTGCCGGGCGTATTCTAGCGTTTCTAACCGTAAATCCTAATTGGAGCCCATTATGCCCAAGAAAGCCCCCGAGCAACAGCCGCAGTTGTCCCCCGCTACCGCCACGCAGTTTGAAGGGCGTATTTTGCGCACGATGAATATCGGCCCGTTCGAAGTGGACGCGCATAGCGCGATCGACATCGACGAAGGCGTGCGCTCGTACCTGGTCTCCGTCGACGCCCAGCACGGTCCGGACGCCTACGCGATCCGCGAAACCGTGATGACCGCCGCCGGCGAGGGCGCCCGCGCCTACCGCACCGTGCAGCGCATGGAACTGGCGACGCGCCTGCAGCTGCCCGCCGATTATGATCCCGCCGACCTGGTCGGCCGCACGTTCCTGGTGCCGGCATGATGGGCCCCATGCTCGCGCTGTTCGGCGTGGCGTGCTGGGCGGTACTGGTCGCCTTCGGCGCCGCCTTGCTCGACGCAACGCTGTACGCGGCGGCCACGGTGTTGGGCGTGGTGGCCGCGTTCCATGGCGGGCCGCGAAAATGACCGCCGCGCCGAGTTACTTTTCGGACGAGACGCGGGCGGCCGTGCTGGACCTGATCGCGGGTAGCCCGGCGCCGCTAACCGTGCGCGCCATCGCGTTCGAATCCTGCATATCGATGACGCTGGCCTACTCCGTCATCGTGTCGCTGCACAGCGCCCGCGAGATCCGCATCGCCGCGTACGGGCCGCCATGCCAGGGACGACCGCCGCGCCTGTACGATACGCGGGTCGAACTGGGCGACGCGCCAGAGCCTGCGTTAGCGCCGCAGCACAAGGCGCAGGGGCAACCGTCGCTTGATCGTGCGCGCGACTTCATGCTGGCCTTGGAGCCTGACGAACTGGTGACGGTGCACCAAGTGGCCGCCGATACGCTCCAATCGCTCTCACGCGCCGCCAGGAACCTCCGTATCCTGCGCGGGCTGGGCGAGGTACGTGTCGCATGCTGGACGCCGCAGGCGGGCCGTGGCGGGCGCGCTACGCCATCGTACGACCGGCAGACGCACCTGGCCAGCGTGCCCGAGCCGACCGCCGCCACACGCTCGCCGCCCACGCTGCTACAGCGCCAGTCAGCCAACGAGCAGAAGCGCATCAAGCGCGCCGAGCAGCCGGCACCGGTGGCGCGCCCCGCTTTCGATCCTAAAACCGCCATCAACTGGAAAAGGGCCGCATGATGACAGCCGATCAAGAAAAACGTACGCGCCATTTCCTGCAACGCTACCGCGACCGCCTGGCCGCCGCGATCGTGCACGAAGGGTTGCGCGATGCGCGCGAATTCAAAGCCGTGTGCGACCTGCTGCTCGAGCTGCGGCCGGTGCAGGACGGGCCGCCGCCCGGCATGGTGGACAGGCGCAGGCTGCCGCGGTAGATCGCTCGCCCTTCGGGGCGATTTTTTTGTCGAAAGTAGTTGACAGAGTTTAGTAATTAAACTATTCTACAACTCATGGACGCGACGCACGGTGCGAAGCGCAAGACAGGAGAAATCAAAATGGCAGACACTTCGCACTTGGTAGCAATTCAGCAGCGCTTGGCGAGCGAACGCGAACGCCTGGCGAACGCTACGACCGAAGCCGAAAAACAGCAGCGCGCGGTATGGGTCGCACAGGTTGAGCGCGAAGAAGTCGCCGAGCTGGAATTCCTCGGCATGACCGGCGAGCCTCTGCCCGAAATGAGCGACGACGATCTGCTCGCCGCGCTCCTTGCTTAACCCCCGCCAGCGCCGGCGCCCGCTGCGGCCGGCGTCGGGGCAACCAGGGATGGCGGGGCGTTCGCGATTTTCGTCTGCTCGTCTTCGAAGGTCGAGCCCTCGCTGACCACGCCGCCGCGCTGGAATTTCCCGAACAGTTCCTCATGGCTCATCGCTCCCGATTGCCAGGCGCCGACCAGCGCCGTAATTTCCTGCGCGCTCAAGGCGGTCGGCAGGAAGTCCTTGTTAATCTGGTACTTGACCTCGCCGGATCCGCCCGCCCAGCTGTCGAACACGGATAGCGCCCCCTCCAGCTTGGCGGACAGCTCGCCCGCCTGTCGCTGCAGGATGGACTGCTCGCCGGCGCGGTGCATGCCTGCCGTGTCCGCTGCCTCGACGCCCGATTTCTGCGCTTCCAGCATGCGCGCGCCCAGCACCGCCATTTGCTGCTCTTTGACCTTGAGGCGGTCCGACAGCGCGGATAGGCCTTGCCCGGTGTACTCCAGCATGCCGACCTGCGCGCCATGTGGGAACGTCCAGAGCACGCCGCCGCCGATGTACAGCGGTTCATCGATGGATTTGCCGTCGTCGTCCAGCCGCTGCGGAATGCCCGCGGCCCAGGGCTGCGGCAGCGCCGTCTGGTGCGCGCCGTGCTCGAGGTCCGCCGTGGTCTGGTAGTGCGACAGGTTGACGTCCATAAGCGCCTGCAGCGGCGGGCGGCCGTCGCCGATGATGTGCAGCGGGATCTCGGGGAGCGGCTTACCCGCGATCGTTGGCGTGACCGGCCCGCCCTCGCGCACCGGTTCGCCGCCGTCAACAGGGCGGCGCCACAGCTGTTGCACGTAGACGCCGCCAACTAAGCGCAGCTCGCGCCACTGGTCGACCTTGAGCGGCGCGAACGGGTCGTCGGGGTTGTCCTGGTAGGTGCATTCGGCCAGGACCGCCATGACCAGCGCCGTTTTGTTGTTGACCCAGCCGTATTGCCAGTTAATCAAAGACTCGGCCGTGTAGCGGGCCAGGTGCGGGCGCACGTTCAGCGCCTCGACCTGCGCGCGCGTCATCGGCGTGGCCGGCGCTGGCGGGTGGTCGACCAGCACGGCGACCTTGCCGACCGTCTCCAGCTCCTCGGCGCACTTGGCGCCGAACGCGTCCATGCTTTCGCCGCTTTTCGTCACGTCGAGCAGCATGTCGGCCACGCCTGCCGACACACCGCATTCGGGCGCCGATCGGAACAGCATGCCGACCAGTCCCTCGATGGTGCGCTGGGTGGCGTTGAAAAACGACGCGCGGCACTTGCGCGCTTTGTAGCTGGCGTCCGGTTCCTCGACCAGGCGCGGCAGGTACTTCTCGCCGGCGGCGTGTACGGCGGCCTGGCCCTCGTAGAAATCGCGGGCCTGCTTCCATTGGTCGGCGCGGGCGGAATATTCGGGGTGTAGGTTGGTCACTGGCATGGTTATCGGCCCTTGATTGGTACAGTCAAAATTCGGTTAAAGCTGACCGGGTACAGCTTGACAATGCAGTAGCCGCCGGCGTCGACGGCGTGGTCGAATCCGCCCTTTTTGTCCGGCTCGCCCTTCTCGTCGTACGCCTGCTTTTCCAGCGCCTCGACGTAGTCCGGGCATTCCTCGGCGTTGACCCAGTAGCCCCGCTCGAGCGCCTGGTTCATCGACAGGATGCGGTCCTTGACGGCCGGGTTCGACGGGTTCACGACGACATTAAAATTCGCCTTGCGTAGCAGCGACAGGTCTGTTTCGCTCGCGTTGCTGGTCTTGCGGTTCTGCCCGCTCGCGTCAGGATACACGGAAATATTACGCCCCGGAAATCTCATTATGATCGCGTCGATCATATCGGGCGTGTCGAGGCGCTTCGTGATCTCGGCCAGCGCGTACGGGCGACCCTTGCGGATGACGTGCACGATCGCGGCCATTTTCCCGACGTTGAAGTCCATGCCGATATGCAGCGCCTCGCCCGGCTGGATACGCTCGGTGGTCAGGTTGAACGCGCGGTTAAAGCACCGGTACACGGTGCCGGTCGTCAGGTTCGTGAACTCGCCGTTGAGGTAGGCGCGGATCAGGTGCTCGGGATACGAGGCGAGCAGCGAGTCGATGTAGTCCTCGGGCAGATTCGCCTCGTTGTCGTACGTGGACGCCTGCACCAGGCCGTAGAAGTCGGCGACCTTGGGATTCTTCGCGACCTGGTCGACGAATTGATTGTAGGTAAATTTAAAACCCTCGGGAGTTGTCGTAACGTCAATCCCGTTTAGGAGCCCTGGCTTGACCACGCGCAGGCGGGCGATGATCTTGCGCCAGGCGCGCGTGGCCTTGTCCGTCTTCATGACGTCGACCTCGTCGACGGTCGCGCGACCGATCTTGAAGCCGATGATCGACTCCGGGTGCTCCATCGATCGGCAAATCGTCGTGCCGTAGTAGAAGCGCCCGCGGTAGAAGTGGACCTCCTTGTTCGACTCGTTGACCTTGACGCGCATGCCGTACCAGCTCGCGACCTCGTCAACGGTCGGATAGAAGATGTCCCGAATGTGCGGGTACGTGGGCGCAAAGTAACCCTGCGGCACGCCCGGGTGCAGGTGGAACTGGTCGACCTGCGCCATACAGCCAACGGCGGTCTTGCCGGTGCCGAAGCCGCCCACGAAGGCGCGGAACTTGCGCTTGAGCTTCAGGAATTTGAGCTGCGGTACGTTGGGCTTGACGGTCAATACGGTCATCGCTTGCGCCCCGGCTTGGCGGCGTCGGTGGCCTCGTACTGGATGACGGTCGGCGGCGGCGTGAGCGTGTCGGCGTCCTCGGGCTGGCGCGTCAATAGGTCGTGCATCTGCGCGGCCAGCTTCAACGCCCCGTCCTGGCTGCGCATCGTGATCTTGAGGCCGTCCTTGGTGCGGTGCAGGCCCGAGAACAGGCGTGCGGCCCCGTCAGGCCAGTCACGGCTGTCCTTGATGACCTCGTAGACCTCGCCCAGGCCCGAGCACTCCGGGCAATCCGGGTGCGGCCGCGTGCGCAGGTTGAACCCGACGCCGCCCTCGTGGTCAAACGTGAGGCCGGCGCTATCCTCCGGATGGTCGGCCATGTGCTTTTGCCAAGCCTCGCGGAATTCGCGCGGCGTGCGGTGGTACAGGTGGCCGGCGCCGTGACAGTAGCGGCAGGCGCCGCGGATCACTTCGAACAGGGCGCGGGGGTCGGCCTTGGCCAGCAGCGTGATCTCGCGGACCGTCTCCTCGGCCGTGATGCCGCGGCGCTCGATGCGTTCGGCCTTAAGGCGCGCAAGCTCGGCGCTCACATCGGGCCGACGCAGAAGGCGCAGACCGGACAGAAGCGCATGCCCACCCTTCTGCGGCCCATAGATGCGCTCGTACGCCGGCCCCGGCTTCTCGTCGGGGTCTTCCAGGATCGCGGCCACGAAGGCGGCGTGTAGGGGGTTGAGCTTGCGGGCCGTCATAGGCGCGATTGTAGCCGGGAATCACTGTTACGCCACAGAAATTTACGCTAGGACTCTCGCCCGTCTATCGAGCGCGCCCTTTTCGTCCTGTAGATTCCCCACATCGGCTAATAATCACGCCAATACACTGAATTTTACTTAGTGTAACGTTGGTGTAAATTTTAGGTGTGCTCGTAAGTCCTTGATTTATATCTTTAATATACTACTATACCCCTAATACCCCTAATAGATATATACCATACACTACATACATCATACGTTACGCTATTACTACATCATATAATAGTACATACGTTTCTATATAGTGGTTTTAGCTATGTCGGTGTTAGCTGGTTTTGGGTAAATTAACGCTAAATTTCCGTAAATCACGGTTGACAGGCCGTAATTTTAATGTTTTCATACGATCCAACGAGATTTATCGCTCGTACATGGCGGATCATAATGGAGCACGGCCAATCGTGGCCGAAACGCGAAATGTTGATCGATTTAAAAATTGGAGAATTTACGATGTCCTTCCCATCAACTCGCGCTCTCGCAGCCGAAATCAAGTCCACGAAATACTTTACGGGACAGCCTTGCAAGCACGGTCATTACGCTCCTCGATATACGCAGAGCGGAACGTGCCAAGATTGCATCGCCCAAAATCAAAAACAACACGCCCCCGTCAAGGACGACCGCCGCCAACAACTGCAGCCGACAAACGTACGTGTGAGCGCCGAGAACTACCGCCGCGTGCTCGACCTGGCCTATAGCATGACGCGCATCCGGTTCCACCGCGCGAAGCCATCCGACATCGAGCGCAGGAAGGGCGGGCGTGACAGCCAGGGCGGCCTGCTGCTTTATACGCTCTACCTGCACCCCGAGGATGCCCACGTCGTGCGCTCCTACGCCGCCACGCTGGTCCCGGCCTTAGTCGACGTCCAGGCGGCGCGGGCGCGCATCTTCGGCGCGCTGCAGGCGCAGGCCGACCAGAAGGTATGCGAGCCCGAGTTCCGGCCATAAGCCCGGGGCGAGCTGCTGAACTGCGTAGGTGGGGGCGTGAGGCAGGCAAGGCGGGACGGTCCTTTAATAGCTGGCCGCTGACCTTGAACGTGTTGGAAGTATTGGAGTGGTACGCGGGCTGGTGTTGCGCCGCGCGATCATAGCGAGTAGTATTGGAACTGGGCGTTCGCGCCTATTCTCCTAAAGCCCCGGTTCGTCGCCACGTTCCGGGGCTTTTCCTATTTGAGGAGCAGCGCGCTTGCCGCGCCTATGGCCACGCCCAGCACCAGCAGCGGCCAGCAGGGGCGCCGCCGCAACCTGCCGATCTTGCGTTTTCCATAATAAATGACGATCTCCCGTCCAACCTCGGCAACCGACACGTTTTCGGGGAACATCGTTACGCGCATTTTCATCTCATATCCTTGAACACGGGCACGCGCAGGGGCGCGGGCGGTTCCGGCTGCCGGTCGAGCGGGCCGACGGACAGCACCAGCGTGCGATAATGCGCGCCGGTCCGGTCCGACACGCCCATCCGGCGACCCAGCTCGGCGCCGCGGATACGTGGATTCTCGCGCAGGATGGCGCGGGCCTGCAGGTAGCGGGCGATGACCTCCCTGTTACTCGACATCTTCGCCAGCGGCGCGCAAGGCGTCGACCAGGTAGTGCAGCAGCGGCTGCGGAGGGTTGTCCGGATCGTTCGCATCGCGTACCGTCACGCCCCGAATGTGGCGGCGATGGATCAGCGAGACGACCAGCTTGACGGCGTCCGCCAGCGCACGGTGCTGGACTTCGCGGTCCTGCTGCACCTGCTGCCGGCCCTGCGCCATGCCGACACGGATCGCATTGGCGCGCGCCGCATCCATCGCCGGCAGCAGCCATGCAAGGGCCGTCTCCTGGCTGACCGGCGCCATTGTGTCGGACATCTGCGTTGCCCACGCTTCCGGGTCGTCCAGGCCAAGCAGCTCCTGCGGCGGCAGGTGCACATCGGCCAACAGGTGCAGCAGCTCGGCCGTCACTACAGTGCCGGGTGCGGTCAGGAACTGGCGTACGGCCACTAGTTTTTGTCGAGGGGTCATTCTATGGGTTCTCCTTTGGTTGGGTGGGCGGCGTTACCATTGGCTATCCTCCCATTTCAGATCTGTATCGCTGAACAGCCAGTCTCGGAATCTTGCAAGTAGGCGTTTCATTTGGTCAGCCATGGGGTTGCTCCGTATGTAAAAAATAAGTGTTCGGCTTCCAGCGGTACGGCTCGGGATCGTCTTTGCCGTAGGTTTCCGTAAGTTCCACACTGGCGACGACCGATTTGGGCCACACTTTGCCATTGCTGAAATCGTTCAGGTGCCGCTGCGGTGGCTCACTTATGCGGTATACATCCCCCGTGAGTGGTGCCGGATATGAGGCCACGAAGGCGTCGAACTCTTCTTTGGTAACTTGACGTCGGGCCATTTACTCGTCCTCCTGCTGGGTGGCGCGCATGGCTGCACCAGCAAGGTAGCCTTGGTAGAACGCTTTGCGCTCATCGACTACGCGCAGTTTTACGGACGTGTGCGGGCTGTCTGACTCAGGGTACGCGGCAAAGGCCGCCTGACGTGCGGTAAGGGTGATGCTCGGCGCTGCCTCGGGAGTGCTGGCAGGGGAAGCGGCGAAATTGCGGGATACCTCATCGGCGATCAGCGTCACGCCGTCCGATGCCGTTTCGCCAGTCAGTCGGGCAAAAATGCGCTTGCCTTCATCGGCGCCCTCGCCTGGCCGCGACGCCAGGATCTCGCGCAGCTGGTCGGACTGCTGCAGCTTGCAATCGGTCGCGATCTGTACGAGCAGGTGCTTTTCGGCGGCGCGTTTCGTCTCGCCGTCAAAGCCTTGCGCGTTTGACCAGCGGACCAAGGCGTCGCGCAGATACGCGGTCATTTCCAGGCGGGGCACCGCGCCCAACTCCTTTTGGATTTCAGCCGCCGCGATCTTGACGCCCGAGCGAAACAGCGCGTTCTTGCTCTTGTCGAGCACCTGATCGCGAATGCGGTCGATGTCGGCCGGGTTCAACGTCGCGATCGGATCCTCGCGGCCCAGCAGCACGGCGCCCAGCTCCGCAGCGTGGGCGCGACTCAGCACGATCGAGCCATCGGCGCTATGCTGCACGCCGCCGCCAAATGCAATCGTCGTGCTGAACGCAATCTCGACGCTGTCGGCGGCGCCCAGGTAGAAGCGCACCGCTGCTGTCGGCTGCACCCAGCCCGCCACCTCGTGTTGCTGCTGGAACCCGACGCACTTGTCGCCCCATTCCAGCATCTTGCGTGCATGGTTGGTCATTCCTATTCTCCAGTATTCGCCGCGCCCGTTGCGCCGCGATGAATTGCATAATAGTTTAATTACTAAACTTTGTCAAATGCGCTATATCTTCTCCTCGGTGACGCGCTTGACTTCGAATTCCCAATAGGTGCCGGGGACTTTACGGTCGACGCGGTCGCGGTAGTAGCCCTGTAACTCCACGGTGAAACCGCGGCGCGCCAGTTCGTCGGCGATGGACGAGAGTTCAGCCGCCAGCATGCGGCCGGCGTCGGCGAGTTCCTTGTCGGTCTGATTCTTGAGGGTCATATCGTTCTCCAGGTTATGCAGCTTGCGGGATGCCGACCAGCGCTGCCACCTGCGCCGAGGTGTAGGCGCCGGCGATCACGGTCGCGCCCTGCAGGTAGTAGGCGGGGGAGCCCTGGCGCACGTACAGCCGCGGCTTGGTGCCGTCGGGTTGGACGGTATTGTTGACGCGCCCCTCGGGCAATCCCGGGTGCTGCACGTAGCCGAGCGCACCGAGCGTTTCCTTGAACTTGCGGTTCGACAGGTGCCGGCGCTTCTGCTCGAGCAAGCGGGTCAGGAACACAGAGCTGATCCAGTCGCCGGCGAAACCCTGCTGGCCCTGCGCCACGGCTTCCAGAATCTCCTGCTCGATGACGCCCATACTCGCCGTGATCGCCTCCTCGGTGCTGCTTGTCTCGGGCGCGCGCTGGCACAGGGCGCCGGCCGGGTTGAACTCCTCGGGAATCGGCCATGTGGCCAGCAGCTCGGCCACGATCGCGTACCCGCCGTGACGCAACCAGGCGTAGATATCGTTCATATAGCGCCCGGCCATGCCGTCGCGCTTCAGGTCTTCGGGTTCCTGCTGGGCGGTATAGAACACGGCGTAGCGGCGGTCGCGCTTCGTCTTCGGCAGCGCGTCCTTGTGATTCGTGTTGAACATGAAGTTGCCGCAGACGTCCGCGCTGTACTGGTCGCGCCCTTTGTTCTCGATCTCCAGGCCGTCGCCGCCCGTAATCATGGGTTTTAATTCCTCGATGACGTCGCGTTTGTTCGGGCCGGATCCGCCGGTGTAGATGTCCTCGACCGCATAGAAGACCTTGCCGACCATCCAGCCGTTGAATTCCTTCGACAGTTTCGACGCCTTCGGCCAGTGCACATACCGGCGCCCGACCGCGTGCGCAACGCAGCGGGTGAGAAGCGTCTTACCGTTACCCTCGACGCCTTGGATCAGCGGCGCCCACTGGAATTTAACGCCGACGTGCTGGACGCAGGCGGCCATATAGGACAGCAGGATTTGCTGGTCGCGCTCGTTCGGCAGAAGTTTGCGCAGGTGCTGCAGGAACGGGCCGGCGTCGCCCACGGTGCGCGGCACGTCGACCGGCCACCACGTATTGACCAGCACGCGCCCGCCGTCGTCGATTATTTCGCCCGGGGTGCGGTCCGGCTTGAAACAGGTGCTATCGGCGCGCGGCACGCGGAATGCCTGGTTCTGCGTGAACGCTTCCCAGGCGTCGCGGCTGGTGCGCTCGTTGGCGTTATCCATCGGGAAGCTAAAGCCGCCGAAGGTCACGCGGAACTGCTCGGGTTTGAGCATCACGCCGCCCGGCACCAGCGCCTGGTGCTGGTCGACCACGTACACGCAGCCGGCAAACATTTCGATTTGCTGCTCGATGGTCAGGAACGTGGCGCCGGTCACGGGTTCCGGCCGAGGCGTCCCCCTGCGCTCGCCCGAGGGCGGCGCCTGGTGCGTCAGGCGCACGGGTTCGGGCAGCTTGTCCTGCAGCGGCTCGGTCAGCCGGGCGCAGGCGGCCATGATGGTGCGCGGTAGATAGTCCTCGCGGTCCCACTTCTCGCGCGCAAGCTGACTGCGGCGCATCAGGCGCAAGATGCGCTCACAGTCGCCGCCGGTCCAGAACGCCAGGTGCGAGGCGAGCGCGCTGTCGGCCTCGCTGCCGCCGTAGGCGTCCGGGCTGCCGGTGTCGGCCGGGTAGGTGCGGGCCAGGGCGTCAACGTTGCGGCTCCACAGGTCGGCGAACGTGGCCTTGCCGCTGAACGCGCCGTCTTTCGATACGCTGCGCAGCGCCCGCGTCACGAGCTGGTCGTCATCCTCGGGGCCGCGCCAGTCCGCACGCGGGCCGGTCGTCCATTCCGTCGCAGCGCCTGGCGCTTGCGCTGCGGTGTCGGGCTTAAACAGCTGGTCGACCAGCTGCGCCACCTGCACCGTGCAATCGAGGCCCGCATTGCCGCGCGCGTTGGTGCCGGTCAGGGCCACGAAGCGGCCGGACGTGTAGAACTCCAGGCCGTACGCCTTGTTCCGGGTGCCGTGCTGCGGGACGGTGCTGGCGGTGCCGAAGATGTGCAGGCCGGCGCCGCTGTTGCTCACCTCGACGGCCGCGTTCGGGAACAGGTTGCACAGCGCGGTTGCCACCTGCGACCACTGGCCGTTCGCATAGGCGCCGTCGATGTCGAGGAACCAAAAGGGGTCGTTCGCGGTGAACACGAAGCCGACGCCGAACGGGTACAGGCCGCCCTGCGCGTTCCAGTGCGCGCACCACGCAATCGCCGTGTTGACGTCGGTCCAGACTGCCGGATCGTGGGCGCTGACCACGCGGCCGGTGCGGAAGTCGCATGGGAATTTGTTGGTCTTGCCGGGCTTCGTCGGGTGCGGTACGACCGTGTAGACGATGAACTGCGCGTACGCCGCCATCGGGGCCAGGGCTTCGGGTAGCGCGTGCATCAGGTTCCTTTCGGGCCGCAGGCAGCCAGCGCACGGGCGCGCAGTTCACGCGGTGCGCGCATGGCCACGGGGTGCTTGGCGATGATGCCCTGCGCGACCACGCGCAGGCGCTCCTGCTGCACGGCGTGGCGCATCACGGTACGGCGCAGCTCGTCCATCGTGCCGCAGTAGTGCGAGACCAGCCCCGGCGCGATGTCCAGGTGATCCGCGATCATCTGCCGCGTGATGTTGGTATAGCCGTAGACCTCGGCCGAGCGCAATGCTTCGTCGAGGATCTGCTGTTGGCGCGCGTTGGCGGGTAGTCGGTCGGTAGTCATAATTGGATCATAAGAGTTATTGACGAGTCCGTCAACGATTTGCGATGAATGCCAACACTGCGGCTTTCGCCAGGTCTCGCGGCTCGCCGGGCGAAGCCATGCAGAAACGACGCATCAGCAGTTCAAGCTGCGGGAAGTCGGCTTCGGGTATCGTTGCGCGCGTATTCCAGACATCGCGATCTACGCTTTTAAAAGAAGCGAGGCACTCCCGGTTCGAACAGCGCACGGCGGTGATATCGAGGCTCCCATCCCACCAGCGGACGGCGTCCGCTTTGCTGCCGCAGAACGGGCAGGCCTTCGCTTTCGATTGAGTCATGCGGCTCTCCTGTATCGGTAACGTTGCGCCAGTATGTGCGCAATCCATCGGTCGGCCATCGCCTCGGCAATGCCCGGATAAGTTTTGCTACGCAGGACGCTGCGGTCATCGGTGGGCGGCAGTTTGTTCTGGCCGCTGTCGGTCTGGTTATCCCAGCGTTCGACCATCCGACCGCTACCGCGCGGCCATTCGACGATGCGGCCAGGGCAGCGCTTGGCCGGGTCGATCTCGAGGGGCGGCAGGTTCTTTAGCCACAGGCCTGTTTTCTTGCTGGCGTCGTCGCCGAACTCGTATGGCTGGACAAACTGGTCGGCGGGGCGTATGCGGGTTCCGATGCAGCCCTGCGGATTCTCCAGCGCGATGTGCTCGATCGGCGCGCCCAGCAGCAGGCGGACGAAATCGAGCGCCTCTTCGGTTTGCGTGCCGCCGTAGCGGACATTCCCCGGCCGCTTGTTCCAGTGCAGGCCGCTGCTTGACAGGTAGGTGCACGGCGGAAAACAGATCATCCCATCCCATCCCATCCCGAGCAGCGGCACAACGTCGCCCATGATGTGCAAATGGCGATTCGCGGTAGCCGATGACGGCAGCAGGTCGCACGACACGGCCATGTGGCCGCGCTGAATGATGGCGTCCCGCACGGCGCCGGATTCTTCGCACGCGATCAGAAAGGACAGCTGCGTCATGTGAACATCGCCTCGAAAGCGGCCTTGCAACGCAGGCGCGCATCGTGCAGTTCGGCCGCCTGTTGCTGGCTGATGGCGAACATATCGTCGGCCTCGGCTTTCGAGTCGCATAAGGCGAGGACGCTGCCAACAGCGCAGTATTGCCCTTCGTCTTCGCCGTGTCGGTTCTTGAAGTAGACGCGCTTTCCGGAACGGCGCACCACTTGGCGCGGCCCCGCACAGATCTGGTCAAGCATTATCGGCGTCTGCAGTATCCATTGACCCGGCAGGATTTCGGTCATCATAGTTATTTTTCGAATGCTCATAAAGTTCCCGTCCCAGTTGCAAAACCCGCATCGCCGCCGCACGAGGCCACCAGCAGCGCCCAGCGCCGTTGCGCCTCTTCGCGCTCGGTGCCGCTGTAGGTCCAGCCGGGTGCCTTCATTTCGCGCGAGACGAACTGTCCGATCGTGGCGCCGACGTGCAGCGGCGTGATGACGATCGGGCGAATGCCGATCAGGTCGGCGGACTTGAGTACCTTGTTGACTGCAGCCGACTCGTTGGCCAGGCCGTACCGCACCGGAACGCCGCGCTCGTCGACCAGCGCGCCCACGTTGTTGCGCCACAGCCGCACGCCCTTTTGTGCCGCTTCCAGGCGTACGGCAGCTTGCGCCGCCCCCTCGCTCTCGCCGCGCAGGTCGTCCGGAATACTGCCGGCGCCGTCCTGGCCCAGCTCGCGCGCCAGGTCGTGCAGGGCGGCCATGCTCACGCCCCATTTGAGCGCCCAGGGAAATAAATTCACAGGGCGCCCCCGGTCAACGCGTTGAGGTCCGCCAGCGCCGCGCGCAGCTCGTTGCGGTCGATCTTGGCGCCCATGGCGCGCACCTTGTCGGCGAGCGTGTCCTCGCTCATGAGCATCTGCGTGCGCTTCGTGGTCGAGTCGTACACGCGGATAATCGGGAACTCGCCGCCGAAGAACTTGCGCGCCCAGGCGTTGAACTCGGCGCGGTATTCAGGCGTGACCGGCACGTTCTCGGCCAGCTTGAAACGCGGCTTGTCGATTAGGTCCGAGCGCACCGTCACGACCGGCAGACCATAGAGGGCGTCGGCGATGCGTGTCATTTCGGGCCTCGCAGATCAACCTTGTCCGGGTTCGCATTCGCGTATTCGTCAAGCGTGAACTCGCGCCCGACCATGCCGCCCTTGACGTGCGTATGCTGGGCTTTCAGTTTCGCCAGCTGCGCTACGGTAAATTGACGGGCGGTGCGCGGGTCGAACGTCCAGGTTACGAGCTTGCCCGAGCGAGTGACGGATTCAAGGTACGCGGGGTTCTCGCGGCTGGCAGGCTTCGCGATCGATTTGAGCAGGAAGCGGGGCATCATTCCGGCACCTTGCGCGCGCGGCGCACTTCCATGACAGGCTCGTAATGGCCCATCGCCGGCGGCATCAGCGGGCGCTGCCCAACCGTGACGACGAGGCCCAGTTCGTGCGCCTTGCGGACCCAGTAATAGGCGTTGTCGATGACGTGCGCCTCGTCGCTGCTGACGTCGATTTTTTGGATCAGCTCCATTATGACTCCTAAATTAGTTAAACTCGGGCAATACTACCCCGGCGTTGACGGTCCCGTCAACTCCATGTTTGGAAAGTTCCGCGATGATACGGCCGTGCAGGTCCAGCGCCGGCGCGCGGTCGAATGTCTGCATCGTCCAGGCGTCCACGCCGAATTTCAGATAGAAGCGTTTATGTGCCTCGGCGTCCGACAGGCCGCGCGCAGTGCAGAGGCCCGACCACCAGGCGGCGGCGTTCTTGAGGGCGGCAATGGCGCTCTTGTGTTCGCCGCGCAGCTTGTGCTGATAGCCCAGTGCCGCAGGCGGCGCGCTGGCCGGCAGGATGATCGGGGACTCCAGCTTGGCCGAGATGCCGCGGCGCAGCGCGTCGGCATAGGCGTCGTCGACCAGCAGCATGTTCCCTTCGACGTGTTCAGGGCTCGCGCGCACCGCCGGCGCGGCCTTCGCGAACCCGCAGTACGGGCAGCACGCGCGCCACTTCTCGTAAGGCTGGGCGCACGCGATGCCGGTCGCCGGGTCGTTCGGGTTCAAGCACATGACCAGCGGCTCGGCGTCGCTTTCCTTGCTGGCGCGCTTCTCGCGGCGGTCCAGCGTCCACATGCCGCGGCGCCAGGTCGCATCGGGCGGCCCCTTGTGGCGCAGGATATTGCCGACGTGGTCGATGATGATCGCGCGCGGCTTGGTGCTGGCCGCAATGGCGGCGCGGCGCTCTGCGTCGGTGAACGTGTCCCAGCGCGCGGCGACGGCCGGGTCGAGCATGAGGCGCAGGGCGCGGCCGAACTGCTGGACGAACAGGCCGAAGCTGTTTGTATGCCTTGCCATCGATACAACTTCCACGGCGGGCAGGTCGAAGCCCTCGCCGATCAGGTCGACCGATACGAGCTGCAGGAACTCGCGGCGCCGGAACCTGGCGAAGATCGACGCGCGCAGGTCGTCGGGCGTCTTGCCGCTCACGACCTCGGCGCGCACGCCCGCGTCACGGTAGCCCTGCGCGATCTTGGTTGCCTCCTCGATGTCGACGGCGAACGTGACGCCGAGCTTGTCCTTTGCGTAGGCCAGGTACGTGCGGACCACGTCGCCCACGATGCGCTTGGATTTGTGGTGCTCGTCGCGCAGGCGCTTTTGGTTAAAATCGCCATCTGCGCCGATCGGCACGTCCGACACGTTGACGTCCGACTCGGCCAGCACGAGCCGGTAGTCGGTCAGATAGCCCATGTCGATGATGTCGCGCATTTCAGGCGCGAGGATCAAATGGTCGGCCAGACCGTCAGCGTGGCGGCCCAACCCTTTGCCGTCGGCGCGGCTCGGGGTCGCGGTCGGGAACAGGCCGTACGCGCTTGGTAGCCTGGCCAGCGCGCGGCCCCACGAGTTTTCGCGCAAAATGTGGTGCGACTCGTCGACCACGACCATGCCGCACTGCGTCATCCAGGGTTCATCCGGGCGCCCGACGAAGGTCTGCACGCCGGCGGCGAAGCACTTCGCGCGCGGGTCGATGTAGCTGGCGCCGATCTCGTTAATGTGCGCCGACACGATGCGCCGCACGACGTTGTCCGGCGCGATGACGCGGTGCTGCAGGCCGTAGCACGCCATTGTGAGCGATATCTGCCCGATGAGCTCCTGCCGGTGCACCAGCGCGCCGCGCACGCCCTGGTAGTCGTTGAGCATGTCGCAGAAAAACACGGTCTTGCCGGATCCGGTCGCGGCCACGGGCATCGCGTTCGACGGTCCCGACATGCTGCCCCATGCGGCGTAGACGTCGTCCTTTAATTTGCGCTGGTAGGGGCGCAGCTGCGGACGGGTCATGCGGCCTCCGCGCGGCGCTTGGCGATCTCGCAATAGTGCGGGTCGAGTTCGAAGCCGACGAACTGGAAGCCCTCGCGCTTGGCCGCCGCCCAGGTCGAGCCGCTACCGGTGAACGGGTCCAGCACCAGGCCGCCGGGCGGCGTGACGAGTCGGCACAGGTACTGCATGAGGGCGGCGGGTTTCACGGTCGGGTGATCGTCGAGACCTGCGTTTCGTTCCGCGCTGCTCGCTTTGGCCGCATAGAAGAACCGTGCGGCGCTCTTGTCGGCTTCGCGTCGCGGCTCGCTGGCGTGGCGCCGGTCCATGAGCCCATAGGCCACTTGATTCCCAGCCCCAGGGCTGGAGCTGGGTTCGTCGCCCGTAAGCGCGCCTTGCTGGCCGCCTGCGTCCGGGAACGCCGCGATCACTTCGTCGCTGCCGTCGTGGATCAGGTTGGCGGGCCAGCGTCCGACAGCTTCGCGCGGTTCGGAATCCGCCGGCTGCGATGACGGGCGCCCGTGATTTAGGCAGTTCCCGCCGATACCGTTCGCCGCCGGCGCGTTGACTCGCACATCATCCCCGACCCGGCACCCGCCGATATTGAGCGCCCCCGTACCGTGCGCCAGGACGTTTGCGGCCACGGTGCCTATGAGCGGCTTGCGCGCGACGCATATCGGCTCGTGCGCCGGCTTGAGGGCGGTTCCCCAGCCTTCCCACTGGCGGGCGGCGTCGGATAGTTCGCGGATCGAGGTGTCGACGACGTTAAACCGATGCTCGCCGAAGCCGGGCGTCTGCCCCGCATGCTCGCCGATAATTTCGGCGTTCTGGTACGTGTCGCCCGGCTGACCCTTGCGCCCGTTCAAGCGCCATACTTCGGCGTCAAGGTCGGCAGACAGCGGCAGCACGGCGCGCAGCGTTTGCCACTGCTCCCAGGTGCATAGCGCCGGCTGGCTGTCGGTATCGCGCGCCGCCCAGTGGTCAATCAGCCGCGGGTGGCAATCGCCGAACACTGGCGCCAAGTCGCGTGACTTCATTTTTACGGAGTCCATCGCAGCACGAATCGCGCGGCAGATTACGCGCGTTGGCTCTTTGTCCTCGGTGCGCGACTTGTCGATAGCCTTCGATACGTCCAGCGACTTAGGGAATCCCGACCCGTAGACCCACATGATTTGATCGCGCACTTCGAACCCGGCGTCTTCGATAGCGCACGCCATGCGGTGATAGGTGCGCGAGCCCGAGAACGCGAGCAGGTGGCCGCCGGGTTTCAGCACGCGCAGCGCCTCGCGCCACATTTCGACGCTGTTAGCGATGCCGGACGCGTCCCACGCCTTGCCCATGAAGCCCAGTTCGTAGGGCGGATCGCATACGATGGCGTCGACGCTGTTGTCAGCCAGGCAAAGGCGCATTCCGGCGACGCAATCCATGTTAATAATCATATCTTTTAAATTCTTGTTGACGGGAGCGTCAAGAATAATTTAGCATTTGCTCGCGGTCAAGTTCTTTATGACCCTTTCCCAAACCATAACGGAATCCTAAGATGATCCAAATTACTGTTACCGACCCGGCGAAGACCCCCCGCGCACAGCTCGCGATTGCAATCGCCGTACTGCAGGCGTTCCACGATGGCGAGCGCGCCGTCAACGAATTGGCCCAGCGCCTCACGGGTAGCGCCGCGCTACCCCCGGCAAGCATCGCCCCCGACGACCTGCCCGACGCCGGCGCCGGCCCCGACACGCCCCCGAACCCCGCGCAGGCATTCGGCAACGCTGGCGCGGCGGCGGCCTTCGGTGCCCCGGGAAACGTCCCGGCTGCTGGCAGCGCGGCTACTATCGACCCGAATACCGCGTTTTCGCCCCCTGCAGCCCCGAGCGCGCCGCCCGCTGCGGGTGCCGGTGCGACTGTCGAACTTGACACGGACGGCCTGCCGTGGGATGGCCGCATCCACGCCAGCACGAAGGGCAAGAACGCCGATGGCCGCTGGAAGGCGAAACGCGGCGTCGAGGCGGCACTCGTCGCCCAGGTGCAGGCCGAGCTGCGCGCCGTGATGGGCGCACCGAGCGTCCCAAACGCTCCGACGACTGGCGCCGCACCTACGCCGCCTATCGTGACCCCGCCGGCCCCACCAGCCCCGCCGATTTCCCCGGCTGGTATTGCGGCGCCTGCTCCGCCCACCATCCCAACCGCCCCGATTGGTGTCGACTTCCCGAGCCTGGCGAAGATGGTCGGCGAGCTGATCCCGGCGGGCCGCCTGACGAATGAAACGCTGTCGGCCATCGTGAGCAAGTACGGCCTGCCGGGCTTCGGCCTGCTGTTCAACCGTCCTGACCTGGTGCCGGCTATCCACGCCGACATTATGGCCAGCGTGCAGGGCTGAGCCATGAGCGCCCAGGACAAACAGACCGGGGCGCCTTCGGGCGCTCCAACACTGGACGATGCAGCCAACGCCGTAATTCTTGGCGCGCCACCGGGCGGGACTGTCGTGCAGTTCCTCGACCGCCTGCGCACGATGGCGCAAGGCCTCGACATTTCGCAGCCCGAATCGGATTATTACGCGCTGGAACACGCCCTGCAGATCGGCGCGTTCCAGTCGATCGACGACGATGCGGGTCTGTACGCGATCAGCGCGCGCAAGCTTTCGGAATACGTCTGCTGGTGGCGGGCGTTCGTCGACGCCGAGCGTGCGGCGCCGCAAACCCTGTCGCTAAAAATCGACACGAGCGCCGTGCAAGCCGAGATCGACAAAGCCGTCGCCGAGTTCGAAGCGTACCGCGACGAGCACCGCCGCCTGGTGCGCGAGTTGGACGTCGCGCTCAATGGCGAAATGGGCGCCGCGCTGCAGGCGAGCTTGTGTGACCTCGTGGCCCAGGTGCGCAGCCAGCGGGGCGTGCAGGTGCTGAACATGGCCGATGGCATGCGGATCAACTTCCGCGCACCGGACGGGCGCCGCGCAACGCTGCACTTGGCGCGGTTGCTGACGCCGCACGCCATCATAGCGGATGACGAAGTGTTCGCGACCATGGAGGATGCGATCGCAGCGTACCCCGTGGCCGGTGAGCCGCTGCCCGAGTTGCACAGCGACGCGCACGACATGGCGCAGGTGCAGGCGCTGGGCGAGGGCTCGCAGGTGCATCCCGAAAGTGCGCTACCGTCGCGGGGGCAACCGTGAGCGGCCAACACGCATTCTTGCCGCCATCCGGCGCCGGCGCATGGGTCAACTGTGCGGCCTGGCCGCTCATGAACGCCACGTACCCGCAGGACGACACGGAGGCCAGCATGGAGGGCACCGCAGCGCACTGGGTGTGGGAGCCGGCACTGTCCCATGGTGCGAACCTGCCGGCGCTGGGCGCGGTCGCCCCGAACGGCGTACAGGTGACGGACGAAATGCTCGACGGCGCCGAGGAGTATATCGAGATCGTGACGAGCGCCGCGCGCGATGCTGGCCGCCCGCTGGACGAGCTGCACGTCGAGGAGCGAGTCTTCATGCCCGGCATCCACGCGCAGAACGACGGCACGCCCGATACCTGGTTCTACGATCCGCACCGGATGCTGATCCAGCTGTTCGATTACAAATTCGGTCACGACCCAGTCGACGCGTTCGAAAACTGGCAACTGATCGACTACGCGAACGGGATTATCGATCTGCTTGCGGCATGGCTCTCGCTTACGTGGGCCGCCGGGGCGGTGCTGCGCTGGCGCGAGACGGTGCGCGTGCGCTGCACGGTCGTCCAGCCGCGCAATTACCAGAGCGACCGCGTGACGACGTGGGAAGTGTCGGGCGCCGATCTGGTCAACTTCTGGCTCGTGTTGAAAGCGGCTGCCGAAAACGCCATGCAATACCCGCCGCTGGCCACGCCGGGCGACCATTGCGAGCACTGCCCCGGGCGCCACGCCTGCGCGGCCGTCCAGCGCGCCGGCTACCAGGCGGGGAACTTCGCGCGCCAGGTGTTCCCGTCGCCGCTGCCAACCGAAGCTGTTGCGGCCGAGCTGGCGATCCTGCAGGACAGCCTCGTGATGCTCAAGGCGCGCATCAGCGGCTTGGAAGCGGACGCCGAGGCCAGGCTGCGGCGCGGCGAAGCGGTGCCGGGCTACGGGCTGGAATCGACGAAAGGGCGGGAGACGTGGCGCGTGCCGGTCGAGCAAGTCGCCGCGCTCGGCAAGGTGTTCGCGATCGCCGTCGAAAAGCCTGCGCTCATCACGCCGAACCAGGCGCGCAAAGCGGGCATGCCGGCCGATGTGGTCGCCACGCTGGCCGGCGCATCGAGCGGCGTGAAACTGACTCGTGTCGATCAACGCAAGCTCGCGAAGACGTTCGGCTAAAAATAGTTGTTGACGGCCTCGTCAATAGGATCATAAAATCATTTCCGCAGTTTAATTTATCTCAACAAATACGGGAGCATCAAATGGGTATGGAAATCAACATCACTTTGCCGCCTGGCCGTCTGGTTCGCGGTTCGCTGTACAAGCCGACCACGACGGATATGCAGGGCAATCCGCTCGTCGTGAAGAACGGCCAGAACGCCGGCCAACCGCGTGAAGACTGGTATTGCGAGATCGCGATCTCGAAAGCGGGCGAACAGCACTGGGCGCATACGACGTGGGGCAAAGATTTGTACCAGGTCGGCGCAACCGACTTCCCGCAGGCCGTGCAGCGTCAGGACTTCGCATGGAAAGTGATCGATGGCGATTCGACCGCCATGAACCAGGGCAACAAGGTCTACCGCGACATCCCCGGCTATGCCGGTTGCTGGGTCGTGCGCCTGTCCTCGGGCTACAAATCGCCGCTGTTCACGGGTCAGGCCGGCGCGTGGGTCCAGCAGCCGCAGGAGGATTTCGTCAAGCTGGGCGACTTCATCCAGGCCGCCGTAACGATCAAGGGTAACGGCCAGGCCCAAAAGCCGGGCGTCTACATCAATCACAGCATGTTCGCGTTCATTGGCTACGGTCAGCGCATCGTCAGCGGCCCGGACGCGAATAGCGCAGGCTTTGGCCAGGCGCCGCTGCCGCCGGGCGTGATGGCGACCCCGCCAGCCGGCGCGCCGATGCCTGCCGCACCGAGCACCCCGCCGATCCCAGGCATGCCGCCGGCACCAGGCGCGCCGGCCCCGATCATGCCGCCGCCTGCGGCCCCCGCACCTGCCGCCCCGCCGCTGCCCGCTGCAGCGCCTGCTGACCCGCTCGTCGGCGTGCCGGGCGCTGCTCACACGGTTGCAAGCCTGCGCGCTGCTGGCTGGACGGACGACCAAATCGTCGCCGGCGGCCATGCGACCCGCGCCGCCGCGCCGGTGCCGGCCCCTTTGCCCCCGGGTATTTCTGCGCCGGCGCCCGCCGCGCCCGTTGCCCCGGCTGCGCCTGCCGCGCCGGTGATGCCTAACCCGGCATTTGCGCAGATCCCCGCGGCGCCGCAGCTGACCCCGGCCGGCGTGGCCGCTGGCGGCACGTACGATGCGTTCCGTGCGCAGGGCTGGCAAGACGACCAGCTGCGCGCGCAGGGCTACATGGCTTAACTGAGTCTCCCGGGCCGCTTGCGGCTTTTTGCCTCGCCGCCTACACGGGGCGGGGCTTTTTTAATTCTGGAGTATCGCAATATGGATGAACCGATCCGCAAGCGCCGCGAGGACGAGCAACACGAGGCCTCGGAATGATCGCACCCCCACCGCCACCGCCACCGCCACCGCCACCGCCACCGCCACCGCCACCGCCAGGCGCCGCCCCGGTGCTGGTCATGCCCGGCCGCGAGCGCGTCGTCGTCGATACGGAGTGCTACGGCGACTACTGGCTGTTGATGGCCAAGCGCCTCAGCGACCGCGCTGTCGTGGCCGTGATCGAGTCGTTCCCCGGACAGCCAATCGACCGCCAGGCGCTGGCCGCGCTGCTGCAGCGCTCTACGATTATCACGTTCAACGGCAAGGGCTACGACGAGCCCATGATCGCAGCGGCGCTGGCCGGCTGGGATACGCGGCAGCTCAAATGGCTGTCGGACCGGATCATCGTGGGCGGCCTGCGACCGTGGGAAATCGAGCGCGAGTACAAACTCAAGCTGCCCGACTACGCCGACGGCATCGACATCATGGAGGTCATGCCAGGACAGCACGGCCTCAAAATGTACATGGCGAAGATGCACAGCCGCCGCATTCAGGAACTGCCGATCGATCCGGCCGCCAGCATCACGCCCGAGATGCGGCCGAACATGCGCGAATATTGCGGGAACGACCTCGAGGGCAATATCGACGGCTACCTGCAGTTCGAAAAAGAGATCAAGCTGCGCGAGACGATGAGCCGCGAGTATGGCGTCGACCTGCGTAGCAAGTCGGACGCGCAGATTGCCGAGGTCGTCATCGTGCACGAGCTGGGCGGACCGCAGGCTGTGCCGCGGCCAGAATGGGTGACCGGGACGTATTTCCATTACGACCCACCGGCGTACCTGGCGTTCGAGACGCCGATGCTGCGACAGCTGCTCGACATCGTGCGCGGCGCGCGCTTCGTGCTTGGCGACAAGGGGATCGAAATGCCGCCCGAGCTGGGCGACGCGAAGATTCGGATTGGCGCCGGCCTGTACACGCTGGGCATTGGCGGGTTGCACTCCAACGAAAAGAGCGCGCACCATATCGCCGACGGCATCGTCACGCTGCAGGACGTCGACGTGCGCAGCTTCTACCCAAAGCTAATGCTCAACAGCGGCGCCTATCCGGCGCATATGGGGCCGGCGTTTCTTCGCGTGTTCCAGGGCATTGTTGATCGTCGCCTTGGGAATAAAGATGGTTACGAGGCGCTTGAGCATCTGCACGGGTCGCGTAAAAAAATGGCGGGTGCTGTCGCCGATGCGTACGATGACTTCAAGAGCAACGCCGACACGCTCAAGATCGTGATTAACGGCACGTTCGGGAAAACCCTGTCCAAGTACGGCCGTCTCGTCGCGCCGAAGATGGGCATTCAAACGACCATTACGGGCCAGCTGTCGCTGCTCATGCTGATCGAGCATCTGGAGGGCGCCGGGATCCCCGTCGTGAGCGCGAACACGGATGGCATCGTCATCAAGTGCCCGCGCGCGCTGACCTGGCTGCGCGACGACATTGTGCGGTGCTGGGAGCAGCGGTGCGGACTGGAAACCGAGGCGACCGATTACGCCGCAATCTACTCGCGCGACGTCAACAACTATATCGCGATCAAGCCCTCGGGCGAGGTCAAGACGAAGGGCGAGTACGCGCCCACGAAGCCTGTCGGCGGGTCGTGGCCGAACCCTACCGGCTATATCAGCGTCGAGGCGGTCATCGCCTACCTGCAGCACCGCACGCCGCTCGAGCAGACTGTGCGCGCCTGCCAGGATATCCGCAAGTTCGTGCACGTCCGCACCGTCACCGGCGGCGGCGTCAAATTCTACGGCGACCAGATCGAGGCGGCCACGCGGCAAGGCGACATGCGCGCGCAGCTGGCGGCGGCAGGTTGGATCGAGTGCGAAACGAAGATGTTCGCGCAGGCCTACCCGAGCGGCGCCGCGCCAATCCCCATGAAGGATGCGCACAAGCTGGCCGTGCAGCAGCTGCGGGCCGACAACCCGGTGCGGCGTGAATACCTCGGCAAGGTCGTGCGCTGGTATTACGGCGCCGGCGAAGTGGGGGCGATCCGCTACCAGAAAAACGGCAACCTGGTGCCGAAGACAGAGGGCGCGGTTCCCTGCATGGTGCTGCCGGACCAGCTACCGACGAACATCGATTACGCATGGTACGTGCGCGAGGCGAAAAGCATGCTGTCGGATTTGGGCGTCGCGGTTCTGTAAATAAGTGTTGACAGAGTTTATTTATTAAACTATTATTCAATACATGGACGCGGCGCACGGGGCGCGGCGGCAAACGGGAGAAACGACATGGCTGTATCGAATAAAACCTACGCCGAGGCAGTTGAGCAGCAATCCAAACTGGCGGCGCAACTGGCTCAAGCGCATGAACAAATCGAAAAGCTGACCGCTGCGCTGCGCGAAGCCGAGGGCGTGATTGCCGAGGTCTGCGTCGATCAGCACCCGGACAACGTTTGCTGCCACGTCCTGCGTCAGGTCCGCGAAGCCATCGACGCCTAACACAACCCACGTCCGGCCGCCGCGCCGGGCTCAACGTAAAGGGGGTGGCCCAGTGGCCCCGAAATTATCAGCAGAAATGATCCGAGCGCGCGGCCTGCTGCGCGCCGGTTCCAGCGCCGCCGACGCGGCCCGCGCGACGGGCTTGACGAAGGGCGCGATCAGCAGCGATGCGGTCTGCTCGCAGATCGTCGCCGAGTACAAGAGCAAGAAAATGCGCCAGGTCGACAAGCTCGTCGGCCACGGTGTGACGGTCAAAGGGGCGTGCGCGGAATTCGACGTGACGCCGAACAGCTACTACGTATGGAGGAAACGCAATGCTGCAAAAACTGAAACGGCGCCGGCTGCTGGCTGAGCTGCGCCTCTGCATCAAACTGGGCGTGTGCGCCGCCGCTCGTGCGCGCGCCGTGCAGCGCGAGCTGCTGGCGATGGACCCGGCGCCGACCCTGGCCAACAAGGCGCGCCGCGTCATTCGCGACGACCGTCTCGAACGCTTCGTCGAGACGGTGACGCCATGAAGCGCCAGGCGAAAGAGGTCTATGGCTTCGTGCCGCCGTCCCATCTGCGCCGCTTCGGTGCGGCCGACTATGCCCGCCTGGCGCTGGCGATCGCAGTCGTGACGTTCGTCGGGGTGCTGACATGGCCGCGGTGACGGACGAGCAGGTCTACGCCGCGCTGGATGCGTTCGATCTGTCCTTGGCGATGCCGTACTACGGCAAACAGCTGGTCTCGCAACGCGCCCGGCGCCTGGCCGCGATGGAACTGGCGCTCAAGGCTGCCGACGCAGCCGCGACCGTCGAGCGCGCGTTCCTCGGCGGCGATGGCGTGCATATGCTGGCGCCGGCCTCGGTTGCGGTCCCGCCGATCGTCACGCGGTGCGGGGCGCAGCGCCAGGGCGACGAGATGTATTGCGCACGGTGTGGGCTGACCTGGTCGCCGGGTGATGAGGATCCGCCCGTTTGCAACCCGGTTGAACGCCGCATCACGATGGAGCGCCGGCGGTGAGACGGCGGCTAAACCACATGACGTTCGCCGTGATATCGCGGGAGTTGCTGGGCGGGGCGACGTGCGAGCACCTGGTCGAGGCGACAGGGTTGCACATCGAGACGGTGCGCGCCCTGATCCGCGAGACGCGCGACCGGGGCGTGACGATTATCGGGAGTTGGATGCGGGATACCCGCGGCGCCTACACGGTCCGCGTGCACCGCTTCAAGCTGACGAAATTTGAGGTGGATGCGCCGCGCCCAGTATCGGACGCGACGCTCAGCCGGCGCCGGTACGGGCGTCAGCCGTAATGCGCGGCACCAAACATGCGCACGCCCGCCCACATAGCCCAGCTGCGGAACGAGTCCACGCCCTCGGCTTTCAGCGCCTCGCGGAACACGGCGTCGCAGACCTTGCGAGGCGCCTTGGTGCCGCTGTATAGGAAGTCATGCACCGTGGCCGCCGCATCGCCGATGTCGCCGCCGAACAGCAGGTACGCCAGCGGCAGGCGCGGTACGCTCGCGAAGTCGGTACGAAAGCCCTTCGGCACTTCGATCGTAGCGCCCAGCACGTCCGAGTAGTAGCGCAGCGGGCGGGTCAGCGCCCACATGCCGGCGTCAGGCGTGGCCTTGTCGAGCTTGCGCTCGGCGCGCACGACCTGCAGCGGGGTGAGAAAGCGCGCCGTCATTTCAGCAGCTCCCCGGCGCCGCACAGCGATTTGACGGCGGGCACCCATTCGGGATGACGCAGCAGCGCCGATACGGGGGTCGCGCAGATCGCCGCCTTGTTGGCCTCGAGCAGAGTGTCGTTCGCCGCCTTGGCGCCGGTCAGGGCCGCGCTGCCGTAGGCGTTCACGGCCTGGCTCACGCTGGCGCAGGCCGATACGCTCGATGCGATGGCCGCCGCAATTACGATTCTTCGCATATCACTTCTCCCCGAAATTGACCGGGCCGCCGAAAGCCGGCAGCGCGCGTTGGTACAGCTTTAGGCGGCGGTCGTAGTGCGTGAGCCCGCCGTTGATCCGCCGCGTGATGAGTTCGAATTCGCCAGCGTCGGCCAACTTGTTGAGGCTGCGCCGCTTCCAGAATTCGCCCGCGCTGCGGCACGCCGCGACAGGCTCCTCCAGCAGTTCCGGATGGTCGAGCAGGCGCGCATCGCCGAACAGGGCTTGCGATGCGGCTGCGTACCCGGCGCGCCCGGTGACTTGGATCAGGCCGCGCCCTTTGAACTTGGCCCCGTCGCCCGGCTGCGTGTTGCCCAGGTCGGCGCGGCCCTCGTAGCCGAGTTGCTGCTGCGTCGGCCCCCAGCCTTCACGCAGCAGCGCGAAGCATGCCGACTCGTGGGCGCACTGCGCGACGAAGGCGGCCACGCGGGCGGGCGTGTTGATTTCGAATTCTTGGCAAGCACTGGACAGCGGCCCGACGAACAGGTCGGCCAGGCGCGGGCCGCACGGAACCGCGGCGAGGAGCTGGGAACGCATCATTTGCGAGATCCTTTGCGGGGGGTGCTGCGGTCGCGGAGGACTTTGTCGCGGAACAGGATGAGCGCCTGTAACACGACGTATCCGATGGTGAGGTAGGTAAGCCATTTCTCGGCGGGGATTCCCGAAATGGCGTTCCACACGACGAGCGCCGCCGGCGGGGAGGACTTTGCGGCGGCTTCGGCGAGGGATTGGCGCATTAGGATGACCCGAGGAAAGTATTTCCCCCGAGTATATCCTAATATTTTAGAGTTGCGGAACGCTTCGGCCCAGCGTTGGAGGCGGAAGGTCCAGCGCCGGCAACTCGGCGAACAGCTCCGCCAGGGTCGGGGCGGCACGTTCGCCCGTCTTGTACTGGGCCAGCACCTCGCGGCACGTTGCCCACGCGAGCGAGCGCCACGCGCGGAAGGCCTGCCCCTCTACTTGGAAGGCGGGGACTGCCGGTTCCTCGGCGTAGGTGATGGCCGATATGAGATTGTCGTATCCGTACAACCACGCCGTGCTGTCCAGGTGCTGCTGCACGCCCGATTCGTAGGCGGCCACGATTGCGGCTTCATCTGGCACGGCGGGCGGCAGCGGCTCGATGCCGTCGCGCGCTTCGTTGGCGCGGTAATTGACCCAGGCTGACGCGAGGTCTTCGTCGATGACGATCATGCGCCCGACGTGGTCCTCGGGCGGGGTCTGCAGGTAGCAGCCGTCGAGGGTGCCATCGGCGAGGTAGGTGACGTAGCGTTTCATTATGCGACCTTCGTAAATACGGCTTCCGTGTAGCATTCGGCTTGCCCACTGTTGACGGGGGTACCCATGTTTTTACCGCCCACCTGGTGCCAGTGCCGAACCTCAAACACGGCTGCCGCGGCAAGCACGACGCGCCCCACGATGATCGAATCGGTAGACGTGTCGTCCGCCGTCGGGCTGTTTCCCGCAGATGATCCTACGATCCAATGCCCGTTGGCTGTCACGTTCCACAGGGAGGCTTGATGCTTGCCGCCGACAGCCGGTGCGCGAACATACACATCGTACGACCCGGCCGGCAGCGTTATCTGGTTACTCGCGAGGGCTGCCCCGGCGATGGTGCTGTAGACCGTCGTGTTAAGCGTTCGCGTAACGAAAGTGGCGGTGGTGCCGGTTTGCGGGCCAGTGTTGGTAGCCTTTTGATCGCGAACGCGCATGGTCGGCATCGTGTTGGCCGGACCGATGTCGCCCTTGTCGCCGTTGCGCGTGAATACCAGAACGACCGTATCGCCCGCCGTAAAGGGGTTCGCCGAGCTGGCCGCGATCGGGGTCACGGAGATGTTGCGGTAGCCGCTCGGGGCGGCGCGGGCCGTCACATCGTACACGGCCCATTTCGACAGGTCGCCTTGCTTGACGAGCCGGATGCTGCCCTTGATGCTGCTGGTGGACGCGTCGAAGCGGTCGAGGATGCCGGTCACGTCGCCCACGCCCGATCCGGTCAGGTCGAGGCGGAGCGTGGTCGCGGTGTTCTGCGTGGCGTTATCGAAGCGCAGCTTGCCGGCGCCCGGATCCCCGTCGGTCGTGACGCTGTCGAGAATGTACGGAATCGCGAACGCGCCGCCCGCCTGGTTGGCGCCGACGCCTGCGTAGATCGCCAGCAGGTCGGCGCCCCATTGCGGCAGCTTGCCAAAAAAGCTGTCCGCGTCGTCGTCGATGGTGTCGGGCCGGGTCAGGCGGTTCGGTACGGGGTTCAGGTCGATCATGCGAAGCCTTCGATTTGTGCGTTATAGAGCGAGCCGGCAGGGCTTTCCAATACTAGCCGGAAATCTTGCACGAAGCCAAGAATAATTAGGACCGTCCAGCGGGCATCGCCGATGATGACGCAGGGTTGATCCGTGTACGTGTCGATCAGGCGGGTCGTGTCATCCACGAGGGCGTTATCAATCGACACGTCGACGGTCAGCAGCTTCGACTTGCGGCGCTTCGTGAACGTGAGGTTGCCGAACCCGTCATCGGTGATGATCGAGCGGCGCTTGCTGCGGATCTCGGGCGCCCATTGCGTTTCGCCCAGGTACTCGAGGCGGCCGGCGACGATGTCGGCAACCTGCGCGGTGCTGCCCGGCTTCGTGACGGTCACGCAAATGAGCGCGTTCTTAAAGGGGGGCAAGTCGTCGAACACTTCGTCGCGGCGCCGGCTGATCGGCTTGAAAAGATAGTCGGTCAAGCTGCGGCAATTCTTGATCCGCAGGTTCTTCGTTTTGCGGTAGACCTGCGCGCCGCTGGCGGCGTCGACGACCGATACACGCACGTCGTTCCCGTCCAGGCCCAGCACGCCGGCAGCGGTCGCTACGGCGCCGGGGCGCAGCAAATACGTGACGACTTCCGCCGCGCCGGCGGTGGTGCTGTACTTGTTGTCGAACACGGCGAAACGCTTCGTCGGCCCGACGTCCTGCCAGATGGGCGTGGCGCCCGTGGTGTTCGTCTCGGGCGTCTTGTTCGTGCTGGCCTGCAGCGCGAGATACGTGCGATGGTTCGGGCGGCGCACCTTGGCATTGACCGCGTACGCCGTGGCAGCGGACCACGTGGCGCCGTCGTCCGTATCGTTCTCGGCCACGTTCGACCACAGCAGCCCATTGCCGACTGCGGGGTTCAGAATGTCAGCGGCGCGGGCGCCTACGGTATAGCTGGACAGCGCCCCTACCTCGATTTGATCGCCCCAAACATCGAAAGGAAACCCCCCGCTGTACAGGTAGAAAATGACCGTGCTGTTGCCGCTTGTGTCCGCCGTAAGAGTGGTGGAGAGGCGATACCAACCGTTGGCGCAGGGGCTCACTTTACCCACTGCGTTTCCCGAGGTGCCCGCTACGGTCATCGTGGACATGTCGAATAGCGCGTAGTTATTTGGGGACTCAACGCCCAGCCGCATAACCATGCTTCCGCTACCTACGGGGCGGACAAAAACACTCATCGTGTACTGCGCCCCGTTCGTCATAACAGGCATCCCATTGGTGCCGTTCACGCGGGCGTACTTGCGGTAGCCGGATGTCCAGCGTGACGCGTGATTACCGCCGGTGGGGTCCGGGTATTTGTCCTCGTCATATACTCCCGATCCAGACGCATCGAACCAAACGCCCGTCAGCGGACCGGGGGCGGGGATTACATTCGTGGCCGCCGGCTCGATCAGCAGGTACGGCGCCGCGCTGAGGTCCGCCGGGTCGTAGGTGATGCGCGGCGTATCGGCGGCGGCCGTCTGCAGCACGCCATTCCGGTCCCAGTAGGTGGCGTTCGCGCTGGAGCGCAGTACGGGGGCGCCGATGGCCGCTGCGTCACTCGTGATCGCGATAGGGGCGATGATTTCCATTATGCGTCCTGTTCTGCTTCGACAATGCCGAGGTGGTCCTCGGCGGCCACGGCGGCGCGCTGCGTAAAGCTGGCGATCTTGTTGAGGGGCACGCCCAGCGCGTCGGCGACGATCTTCTGGAAGTCCGGGGCGCTCGTCGTGTTGATCGTGCTGGCGCTCGCGGTGCTGGTCGGTGCGCTGGTGATGTGCGCCAGGTACTCATCGGACGAGCGCAGATAGCCCGCGATCGTGTCCAGACTGGCACCGTTGGCCAGCTGCTGCTGGTAGTAGGCCACGCCGCCGGCGTCACCGTGGCGTCCGAGGATCGACTCGTACAGCGACTCGATTTTGCTGGTCGCCTCGCTGCTGCCCGCGATCGCCTTCGTGATGTTCTCCAAGCTGGTGCCGTTGCTGGCCTGCTGCTGCCAGTAGGCGAGGCCGGCGCTATCCGGCGCACGGCCCAGGCTCGACCCGTAGGCGCCCACGATGCCTGCCGTGGTGTTGCCGCCGAATAGGGACTGCAGGGCGCCCAGTGCCGCGCCGACCGACTGCACCGACACATCAACGCCTTTGATCGCGTCAATCTGGCGCTGCGCGGTGCTCAAGATGCCATCGAGGCGCGCGACCTCGGCAGCGTAGCCGGCGTCCAGCGCGGTTTTCGTCGCTTCCAACGTGGCGAGCTGGCGCTCGGCGGCGCTCAGCTGGTTGTCGCTGACGCCGGCCAGGTCCGACAGTGCAATCGCGCTCATGTAGCGGTCGCGCTGGTAGGCCTCGGCGGTGCTATAGCCGCTGCTGTCGTCCTTTGAGACGGCGGCGATCGCGTCTTTCAGGCCGTCAGCGGTCGGCAGCGGGCCGCCAGCGCGCGCAATGGCCAGCGCCGCCTGTATCTGCGCCTGGCCCTCGGCGCGGCTCATGTCCACGCCTGCGGCGCGGCTGACGGCGTCGTGCAGGGTCTTGGACAGGTTCGTGAGGTCCGACACGCTACCCTTGATACTGTCGATCGCGGTCGTCAGCTGCTTGACCGCCGAATCGTAGCCGGCCTGCAGGGTCGCCTTTTGCGCGGCAACCGCGCGTTCCAGCACCGAGTAGGCGGCGTCCATCTTGGCGTTGAGGTCGTCCTGCGCGGCCTTCGCGGCGGCGTCGGCGCTGGTGTGCACCTGATAGAAGGCGTCCGACAGCTGGAGCAGCGACACGAGCAGTTTTGCGCTCGCCTCATCGGTCGGCTTGATCGACTCGACCAGGGCCGCGAATTGCGCGTTCGTCTTCGGGATCGTGGACAGGCCCAGCGAGCCGAGCGCGGCGTCGAGCGCCTTCGATACCGGCGCCATGCGCTCGGCGTCGGTCAGGAAGTTTTGCGCAAAGCTGCTGGTGAGCGACACGAGCGTACTGGTGCCCCCGGCCAGCGCGACGAGGCGGTCGCGCGCTGCGGCCGAGTCCATGCCGACGCTACCGAACAGATCCGCCGCGGTCTTGCCGAGGTTCTGCGCCGCGGCGGTCGTTGCTTGGAACTCGCCGGCCAGGCGCTCGAGCGTAGCGGCGGCAGTCTCGCCGCTGCGGCTGAACTGGTCGAGCGTCGGGACCAGCATTTTTGCCAGCTCGTCGCCCACGCCGTTGAAGAAATCGGCGATCGCTTTTTGGTTCGCTGCGGCGTCGCTGGTGAACGTGATATCAAACGCCTTGCTGTAGCCGGCCAGCGCGTCGGCCCCGAGGCCCAGCGTGGTCGCGAAACCGCCAGAGGCGTCCTTGATGGCTTGGAATGCCTGCGTGAGTTGGGCGGACATGGCCGTCGTGAGCGCCTGCGTATCGGTCCAGTTCTTATCGCTGCGGAACCATCCGCCGTCCTGGTGCATCGTCTGGTACGTCTGCCCCGTAGCGCCGTCAGCGCCCAGCGTGCCGCGCAGGCCCGATGCTTTCAGCTCAGTCGGGCCCATGCCGAACGCGCGGTTCACGAGGCCCGAGATTGCGCCGGCAACCGCGCCGCCGATCGGGCCGCCGAACCACGAGGCGACAGCGGTTGCAACCTTCTCCACCTTCATGACGCCCGACCCGGTTTCGTACTTGCCCGAGATGGCCGAATTGAGGGTCGAGCCGATCATATAGCCGGCCACGGTGCCGCCAATCTGTCCGACGTAAGACCCGACCTGCTGGCCGAGCCCCGACATGCCGCCGAGCGAGCCGTCGGCGCCGAAGCCCTGCATGCCCTTGCCGAACGTGGTCAAGGCCTCGCTGCCGAACTGCTGGCCCAGTGACGTGACGCCCGAACCTATGCTCGATGCGATGCCGTCGCCGATGCCCGACAGGCCGTTGCTGACCGACTTGTACAAGTTCGACGCGGCGCCCACGGCTTGGATTAGCGGGTTGCTGCTGGCGCTGGCCGCGCTCGCGAACACGTCACCCGTGCCGCCGGTAAGGGCCGGCGCGCCGCCCGTCATCTGCGCGCGCACGTCGATGATCCATTTTTTCAGGGTCATCTGATACAGCCAGTCGAACAGCACGTTTTTAAGCGTATCGCGCAGGCGCTGCGCCATGTTCTTACCGCCGTCCATGATCGAAATGAACGTGTCGTGCGCGGTCTGCTCGATGCTGTCCCACATGGCGATCCATGCGTCGAGCTGCGGCTTGATCTGTTGGTTCTGCAGCCAAGTCCCATACTCGGCTTCCAGCCGCTCGCGCGCCCCGGTGCCCTCCTCGGCCAGGCTGATACGCGATTGCCACATCGCCTTATCGATGGCGAGCTGCGCCGCGGCCTTGGCCTTCGCGTCGGGCAGGTAGTCGATGGCGAATTGCTGGTTCTGCTGGCGCAGCTGGTCGGCGTAGGCGAGCGCCTTCGACTGCGACATGATCGAGCGCTCGACCAGCGTACGCGCGTCACGTTCGGCGAGCAGCTGGTTGCGCACCTGGTCGGTGATGTCCTTGCCGTCGGCTTGCAGCGCCTGCAGCTTGCGCTGCATATCGTATTCAGCCTTGACCGCGATCATGTCGAGTTCGCGGGCGTCGCTGATCTTGCCGTAATTGGCGTACTCGACGGACAGGCCGGCGGCGGCCTCGGCGCGTGCGAGCGTGGCCTCGGCAATCTCGCGGGTGACGTCGCGCTGCGTGGTGGCGATCGCGTTGACCTTCTCGGTTGCTGCGAACTGGTCCAGCAGCCCCTGCACGACAGCGCGTTGCGCCGGCGCCAATTTCAGCTTACCGGCGTGCAGTTCCTCGTCAAATTTGATCTGCTGCTTTTGCGCTTCGGTGGCGTTGCGGCCGACCGCCAGCTCGATCTGCTGTTCGTCGATCTTGCCGCGGATCGCGGCGACAAGTTCCTGATAGGCGCTCTTGGCCTTGTCGACGTCTTGCTTGTTGAAACTGGCGCGGATCATAGCGTCAACCTTGGCCTGATTTGGGCCGTACGCATCCCCAAGATCCTTCTTGGCCTCGGCGATGGCGGCCGTTACCTTGCCGGCCTTGTCCAGGTACTCGGTATGCTTTTGCATCCAGCTTGCCAGCTTTTCGGCGTTAGATTGACCGTCCACCGCTTTCTGCGCGCTGGCGGCGCGTTCCATCGCGACCGTCGTCTCGTTGTACTGGGCGCCCAGTACTCGCAAAATCTCGGTGCGCGCCAGGTCGGTGAGGTTGGCGTCCTTGCTTACGTCGGCCATCTGCGCCAGGATGCGGCGCTGATCGTCAGCTCCCGGGCCGGCACCTTTTGCGACATCGGGCGCGATCTTCATCAACCGCGCGCGCTCCTCCAACTTGGCGATTTGCTTGTCAAGCTGGTCCATGACCCCGGCGTGCATTTCGGCCATCGATTTTTCGGCCTTGGCGGTCGACTCCTCGGCCTTGTTGCCCCATAGCGCCCACGCTGTGGCGCCGAGGCCGAGCGCAAGCGTGATGGCTCCGATCGGCCCGCCCAGTAGGCCCAGGGCGCGAGCGCCCCAGCTGGCCACGGTGGCGCCTGCACCTTGCGCCGCAGTGAGGGCGACTTGCGAGACAGCCACGGCTTCGTTGGCGGCGACCATGCGCGCTTGCGCGGCGATCTTCGCGTTATCCAGGGCAGTCGATTCGGTCAGGAAGGCGGCGCGTTTGACCTCGGCGAGTGCGACCTCATTGGTGGCATCGCGTACGAGGCGTAGCGCCGTGCTGAGCGCGCCTGCGGACGACGCAGCAGCATACTGCGCCTCGGCGGCGGCCAGGTCGGCATTGGCTGCGCGTAGCTGGGCGACGACGCGCTCCTGCGTGACGACAAGCGCAGCGCGATCCGCAACGGCGCGGGCGGCAGCGGCTTCGGCTGCGACGACTTCGGCTGCCGCAGTGCGCACGGCGGCGGCGCGCTGGGCTTCGTCGGCGATGATGGCCGCATCAATGGCCGCGATTTTCTTATAGACCCCCGTTATCACGTCGGTAAGCCAGTTCACAAGCTTGACACTGGCCAATCCGGCGGCGATGGTAACGAGAGTGCCCATGTTCTCGGCCAGGCCGCTGAGCGTGTGCGCCAGGCTGCCCGACAGCCTGTTCGATTGGTCGAACACGCCGATCGTGCGCAGCAGCGCGTTTTGCATCTGAGTGAGGGCTTGACCAACAGTGGTCGGCAGCGCCGCAAACTCGGTATCGATCTTGTTGGCCTGGCGCGACAGCGACGAGAACAACACTTCGCTGGTCAACTTGCCGTCAGCGGCCAGTGCGCGCAGTTGGCCGGTGGTCTTACCCATGCCCTCGGCGATGGCCTGCGCGAGCCGCGGCATCCCCTCCAGCACGGAGTTAAATTCTTCGCCCCGCAGCGCGCCGGCGCCGAACGCCTGGCCCAGCTGCAGGAGCGAACCGGCGGCGGCTTCCTGGCTGGTGCCGCTGATGATGAGGGTTTTATTGATCGTTTCGGTGAGGCGCAGGCGTTCGGCGTCCGTCTTGTTGAGATCCTGCGTACTTCGGGAAATCTTCCCGTACAGGTCCGCCGTGGCGACGAGCCCCTGGCGCGTGCGCTGGGCCAGCGAGAACAGGGCGTCGGTGGTCTGCGCGAGGCGCTGCTGCCCGTCAGCGACGAGCGACAGGCGGCCTTGCAGGTTGGCCCAGGCGTCGGCCATCTTGACGATTTCGGCGACGGACAGCGCCGCGGCCACGCGGGCCATTACGCGCTCCATGCGCTGCGCCGCGGCGTTGACGCCGTCGATGCGCTGCTCGGTGTTGCGGCCGGTTTGTGCGAGGTGGTCGAGCGCGCCGTCGGCTTCACGTACCTGCCGGGCGTCTATCCGGATGCCTAGAGTTGCAATATCAGCCGTCATGCGCATCCTTACTCGGTGGTTAAATCTTCCAGCAGGTCCGCCAGCCTGCACAACGGGTCGCGGGATTTGCCAAGCGCGCCCAGGAACTCGCGCGACAGGGTAATGATGGCGCCGGCTCGGAACGGGTCCAGGTCCACGCACATTCGATCCGCCCAGCGATCAAGCTCGGTCCAGGTAACGGCCTGGTCGCCGGTCGTGGGGCCGACTTCGAACAGATAGTCGACGATATGCTGGAAGGCGCCGAGGTCGCACGGCGGCTCAAGGTAGACGTGTTCCGATTTCGCCTTCGACTCGAGGATCTGCTCCCCGCGCGTCCTGGTGTCCGGCTTGCGCCGGTCCCCGTCTTCCTGCGGCCGCTGCGGCGTGGCCGACAACCACGCCCGCCAGCGGACATACTTTTTTAGCTCGACGAGCCCGTCGGCGTAAAATTTGCGTGGTCGTGCTGCTCTTGCAGAACCTGGTCACGGAACGCCACGAACTGGCCGTCGTCGAAGAACGCCGAGGCGATACGCACGCGGGCGGTAACGTCGGTTTCCGCGGTCACGGTTTCGCCTTCGTAGTCGAAGTTCACGAAGGCCAGGGTCGTGCGCGCCAGCTTGTAGGTGGCGTCCGCGCGTTGGCTCGCGCCGGTCAGCGCCTTCTTACCGGCCTTGATTGCATCGCTCACGGTCTTGTCTTCGGCGCGGCGGTACTCGGCCGAACCGGGGCCGTAGACCTTGACGCCGATCGGCAGTTTCTGACCGTCCTTGCGCGCGTAGCCGTCCTCGTGGGAGGTGGCGCCGAACTTGGCGGCGTCGTCGTTGGTCACGAACAGCAGCGAGTTATCTGCAGGGTTCTTGAACTGCACGAAGGCGGTTGCGGCGACGGCGACGGCCAGGAGCGATTTCATCATTTTAGGTAAGCCTCGAGGGGTAGTAGTGGTTTAAGAGCCGACCCGTGAGGGCCGGCGCAGGGTAAAACGGTTAGACCGGGTAGACGGTGACGATCGGGGTCTTGATCTCGATCTTGCTCGTGAACTTCACGAAGTCGCCCGACGCGCCCGGGGTGCGCTTGTAGCCCATGACCAGGGCGGTGCAGTAGTCGAGCGTGCCATCCGACAGCTGGATCTTGACGGCCACGGCGCCGGCGGTCGGCGCGCTCGCCGCGATCAGGGCGGCTTGACCCACGTCGCCAGGCGCATACGCACCGTCGAGCGAGAACGAGCCGTAGTCGGTCATGCCCTTTTGCTTGTCCTTGACGCCGGTCTTGATCGGGGCGCGGGTGATGGTGTCGGTTTCCGGGCCGTACTCGGGGATCGTGTCGACCTCGCCGACTTCCTTCCAGACCGGAGTTGCGCCGCCGAAGCCGGCCGCGTCCAGGGTGGCCGGGATGGTCGCCGAAATGAAGATGGTGGAACCGACGGATTGCATTGCTTTAGTAGCTGCGGGCATGATAGCTCCTTAGATTATTGATTCGTAGCGAATCGAAACGGGCACGGTGTAAGGGCTCACGGCCACAGGGGCGGCAATGTTCGGCTTACCCCGTACCCGGACCTTTACGCCGTCGGCGATGAGTTCCCGACCGGCATAAAATGCTGACTGCAGGGCTACCGCGCGTTGGTCCGCTTCCGTCGTTCCGCGTGTTCCCGAAGGGTAACATAAATTCACTTGGAAAATACCCTTATGACGGGTAGTTTTTTCCTGCAATCCTAATGTCTCGTTTTCGGCAGGCAACAGAAACGCCTTTTGGTGCGCCTGCGACTGGTCGAACCCGGGCGGCGTGTCGCGCCCCTGGTACACGGTCGGCAGGCCGGTGCTGATCGCGCCGAGCGCTTGCTCAAAGGCCAGCTTGATACTTGGTTCGCTCATGGTAGGTTCCGGACTGCGTCGTTGATGAAGCGTTGGAATTCCTCGACGGTGATCCGCACCATGCCGTTGGGCGCCTGCGTGGACCAGCCGTCATATTCAAGGCGCCGCATGTATGGCACCGTCGAGGTGATGTAGTGCTCGCACGCGGCGTCGCCCGTCTCCACGCCGGCGCGCACGCGGTTGATCGACGCTTGGCCGGTCGGATCCACGCCGCCCGGCTCCTGCTCGAGCGGCGCCCCTTGTGCGTACTGCCACGACCCGCGCGCACGGCCGCCGACGTAGCCAGGCGGCGCCGGATCCTTCCAGGTGCTCGGGTCGCCCACGGGTGTTTTGATGACGATCGAGCTGCTGACGTCGAGCACGACCTTTTTGACGACGAGCCGAGTGTTGCCGCCTGCGCCGGCGACCTTGCGCGCGAAGCGGGTCAAGTCGAGCGAAAACGAGCCGGCCACGGTCAGCGCCTCGCCGTGATGTCGTAGAGGACCGTCTCGGCGGCCGGGCGCAGCGCCTCGCACGCGGCAACGCGCCACTTCTCGCCGTTGGCCGCGGTGATCGTGGCGCCTGGTGGCGGTTCGGGTAGCGCTGCGCCGGCCGCGTCCAGGGCGGCGAGCAACAGGTTACGGTCGCCGGCGCGGATCAGGCTGTCGGGCTGCGTGCCGATCTTGTGCGCCGCGTACGGCACGAACACGCCGTGCGTCGTGATGCTGGCCGGGGTCGGGTCGACGATAGGCGCGTTCGGGTCGTAGGCCTGCGTGACTTCCCACGCCAGCGTGACGGGCGCGCCGGCGGACTTGAGCGCGGACAGGGCGGCGCGTGCGGTCTTGGCGTAATCGATCATGCGGCCGCCGGTCGAATGTAGTCGTGCGGCGCCGTCTCGTCGAAACGGACAGCCTTGATCGTGGCCTTGCCATCGACGAGGGCGCGCGTGACGCGGTGCCATCCGTCCATGATGAACCCCTCTTGATCCAGAATGACCGGGTGCGACGTGTCGACGTCCAGCACGCGGCGCATGTGTTGCGCAAATTCGTATGGCGATTCGATAGCGCCCCATACCTTTGCGCCAACGAACAGCGCCGCTATGGGCAAATCGAACGGCGGCAGGCCTTTCGCGCGCTCGACAAGATTGGCGACCGTCCAGACCCGATCGCCGCATACGTGCGAATTTTCCGCCATCGTCACGCCGTTGATCTTTACGGTAGGAGGTGCGGTTTTCATGCGCGCCTCAGCGGGATCGAGTACGGGTTACTCGTGGCCAGGTAAGGCGCCATGAGGCGCGCCACGTCCGGAAACTGGCGGCCGGCGTTGGCGTCGACCTGCGCGAACTTGGTCTTGATCGGGCCGACGTCCTGCTCGAGCACTTGCGGCGTTACCTCGGGATCGAGCGGGCCGTCAAGCGCGTACAGGGCCAGCAGGGCGCACGCGTCGCGCGCGCCGCGCATGACGATGTCAGGGACGCCCGCCGCGGTGCCGAATACCTCGCCCGCCGGCCAGCGTGCCCAGTAGCGGCCGTACAGCCAGTCGTAGGCCTGGCGCAGCAGCTGTTCTTTACGCGTGGTTTCCAGCGGCGCCCACGCCGCTACGTTGCCGCGCAACTCGTGGTAGGTGTTCGCGTCGGTCACACTGCAAAGCGATTCGCAGTCATCGCCCGGGGTAGTGGTTAGCGCCATGATTAACGGTCCTCGATCTGCAGGTAGACGGTGCGTTCTTCTTCGCGCGGCGGCGTGCTGGCGGTGACGATATGGCAGGTTGCCGCGACTTTGGCGCCCCGCGTTCCCGCCTTGATAAACAGCGTGGACAACGCGCCGTCTGCGCTATCGGCAACCTTGACGGCGCCGTTATCCACGGTCCACGAGAATGCGGCCGGCGCGTCCTGAATATCGGCCAGCCAGTCGGACCAGTCGAGCGAGATATCGATCGTGCTGTCCGGATCCTTGAGCCCGTACGGTTGCTTCGGGTTCGTGAGGTTCCAGAAGCCCCCGGCGAGGGTGAAGGCAAGCGAGGCGGCTTGCACCTTGATCGTGCGGGCCGCGGAAGGATAAAACGCAGCAGTGGCCGCGAGAATGCTATAGCCGAACGCGAAATCGGCGTTGACGCTGGCGCGGACGCTGTAGCCGAACGCGAAATCGGCGTTGACGGACGTAACCCCTGCTGCGCTCGCGCCGATTGGCGACGTCGGATATTCAAGCGGCAGGGCCAGCGCGGAGTTATCTTTTACCGCGCTGGTGATTGTCGGCGCCGAGCCGAACAGATACGAAAAATTCGGTAGGCCAACCGGCGCCGAGGCCAGGGTCAAACGAATGCGATTTGCTGCCGCACGCACGGCGGCCGATACTGCGATAACAGCGTTGCTTGCGCCCGGATCGGTGGCGCTGAAACCAGTAATGCCGGTCGTCGGCGTGAAGTCCGAGCCGCTGGCATGGGTGAGCGTCAGGTCAAAATCGACGCTCGACACTTTGACCGCTGACGCGATGCTCGGCCCGCGGTACTGGGCGATCAGGCCAAGCGCGGCTTTCATCGCATTGGCGCAGCGGGTGCCAAGACTGGTAAAGCCGGTTGGCGTCTGGTGGATGTTGTCCGACGAAACCGGCAAGTCGAGACGGTCCACGCGGTAGATGTTCGCGTCGGCGCACTTTTGCGCCTGCGCCAGCTTGATAGCCTCGCTGTTGGCGTCCGCGACCAGCCCGTCGAGCCGGCGGCCCAGCGTGACCAGGACGACAGGTAGCGATGGCGCGCTGACGTCGGTACGCAGCTGGGCGAAAAGGGTTCCCAGCCCTCCGTAATAGTCCGATTGCGTCACGAGCTGCTTTGCGTCGGACTCGCCTTGCGCCCACACGGCGCTTTCGATCTTGCCGCCGAGGGCCGTGACGGCGGTTTTGAACGCCGTGTAGGCATTCCCGGACGCCGGAATACCGCTGACGGGGAGCCAGCTCGCGCCGTTCAAGTAGACCGTCAGGCCCGATCCGTCGACGCCGTAGTCCAACAGACCGACCGGGACGCCGAGCGCGGCAACCATCGCATTGCCGAAGGCGATCGCGCCGTTCATGGTTGCCGCAGCCCCCGTGATCCAGGCGCCGATATTGCCGTACATGCGTAGTTTCGGATCCGGCGTCAGCGTCGAGTCGCCAATGGTGAACCATTTCATGGCTGGAGATTGGCCGATGACGGCGATCAGCGCGCCGACGCCAAGCTTGCCGACAGTGACGACTGCCCCCGGGGCCGCGCTGTCGCGAACCTGCAGCTCGTACAAGCCGCCCTGCGGCACGTTCGCGAAGCTGAACGCCGCGGATGCACCCGACGGGCTTGCTACTTTGGTCTGCCAGTCAAAGCCGGTTACAGCAGTGCTGGTGCCGTCCTGTACGAGACGCGCCTCGATGCTGGCCGGCGTGCCGGTGAAACTGAGCGACACGGCCACGGTGCCGACGACGCCGGCCCGCTGGAAGATGCGCCCGGTTGCCGGCGCCACGATAGTGATCGCCGAGCCTGCCTGTGCTGCAGCAGTCGCCCCGGTGATCGACGTGACGTGAATTCCGGTGGTGTCGGTGGAGTTGCTATTGAAAAGCAAACCGACCGAACCCGGGGCGATCAGGCGCCCGGCGCTCGTGTCGTCTGCCGAACAGAGATCAACCCCATCATACGTGACCGCGATATGCGCAGTGGCGCCGGTGCCCGTAACCGCGATTCTGGCCGTATGCGAGCCGACGGTAAGCACTTTCGCCGCCGATTGCTGCCCGTTCGTGAGGGTCAGCTGCGTGAGGACCGAGCCGTTGAGGCGGAAAATACGGCAAATGCCGCCGCCGAAGTGCGCAATGTAGGCAGTTGCCGCGCTGGCTCGGGCGGCCACGCCGAAAGAGTCGATGTTGGTGACGACGTCGAACGCAGCATCCGCATACTCGCCATCAGCGGCGGAAACCGCGCTTGCGAAGATATAGCAGTTGGCCGCGACGGCGCCCATGGCCCGGCCGCCAGTGCCGTCGATAACTGGCGGCGTGGCCGCGCCGTAGCTCGATCCTCGCGTCCAGGTGGCGCCGGTTTCGCCAACGTGTGCGGTGACGGCAGTCCCGGCGGGGCCGGTAAAGCTATCACTTGTGAATACGGTATCGGCCATTATTCGAGATTCCTACGGGTTCGCGGTTAGGGGCGTTTACTGGGTGTCGCCCGTGACGCGCACAGAGAACGTGTCGGCGGCTATGGCTGCCGCGCCGGCGCTCACGGTGCGGCGCAGCCAGATCGCGCGCGACTGGCCGGGCGCCAGGTCGCCGAGGGTAACGGCAGTAGCGAGGGTCAGGGCGGCGGCGAAGGTCACGCCGGCGGGCGCAGTCGTCTCGTTGGCGACGCTCTGCTCGGTGGCGTTGATGGCGGACGTACCGACGCCAATCTCGACAACAGTGCCCGGGCTGGGCGTGTTAGCCGGCAGCCAGGCTTTAGCCCCGGTCAGTGTCAGCGTGGCGTGGTCGTTCTGCGCGTAGAGACAGCGAAATTCAACGCTGCCAGCGGTCGCCTCGGTGCTGCTGACGTTGTCGAACACGCCGGACGGCGGTGCGGTCGAGGACTTCACGCCGCCCAGGCTGGCCGCAGCAGTCGCATTGGCTGCACCGCCGGAGAGGTGCAGCGAGATATCGGTCGAGGTGATCGACATCGCTTACAGGCCCAGGATGGCGGCCACGGTTTGCGGATCCGCAGCGGCCGGGTCGGTGATGCCGGCGGCGGTCAGAATTTCCAGCTGTTCGGCGGTGTACTCGGCCTTGGCCGCGGCCTTCTTACCGGCCTTGGCGGGCTTCGGCGCGTCGGCCTTGTCGAAACCGTGCGTATCGGGCAGCATCGCGGCGAACAGGTGTTGGTTCAGCTCGTGCAGGGTAGGTACTTTGGACATTCGTATCTCCAGGTGGCCGGGACGCCCGCGAAGGCGCCCCGGTGCGCGGGTATTAGCCGTGCGACTTGATCGCGACGAAACGCACGTTCTTGCGGTCGTACACGCGGGACCAGTTGTCGGCGCGGATCATCTCCGCATCGCTCGGGGTCACGCCGGTCACGGTGGTTTCGGTCCACTTGACGCCGCGCGGGTGCAGGATGAAATGCTTACGGTTGTAAAGCACTTCCTCGCCTTCGCCGTTACCGCTCGACTCGTCACGGGTCACGGCGGTCGGCACTTTCGGGTTGCCTTCGCCGTAGCCCAGCGCGCCGGCGCCGAACAGGTAGGAGGTGTAGACCGGGCGCGACTGGCCGTCCAGCACGACCGGGCAGCCGTCGTCCACGATGACGGTGTAGCCCAGGTACGTACCCCAGCCGATATCCTGCGCGTTGGTCGGCTGGAACGAGATCAGGTTCTGCTTTTGCAGGTTGGTATGCAACACCGAGTGCATGCAGATTGCGGTCAGCTTGGCCGCAGCGTCGCCCATGGTTTGCTTGGCGCCGAGGACCACGTCCGAACCGATCTTGTTCGACGCGCCTGGCACGCCGGGGGTGCCGGTGGCGATGGTGACGTCGAGGACCATGTCGCCGCTGTTGGCTGCGATGTTCGCAGCGATCACGCCGTTCAGCTGCAGGATTGCGGTGGTCTGCATGTCCGCGGCCCAGTAATCGCCCAGCTGGTTACCGATCGCGGCGGCCGGATCCGAGCCGGCCAGCAGGCCGGTAAGGTCCATGGTCGACCACGACTTGTTGCGGAAGTGCTTGCGCGCCTGGTCCTTGCCCGAGCCGATTTTCGCCGGCGAGGACTTGGTCGCAGGATCATCGCTGCCCAGGTTCGAACGGCCCGAGCTGGACAGGTCCGACCAGTAGGGCATCGAATACAGGGTATTGGCGCCCTTGGCCAGCGCCTGCATTTCTGCGTCGGTGCTGATGATGCCCGAGCGGAACAGCGCCGACTGCTGCACGGTACGGTTGATAACGTAGGCGTTGAAGATCGCCGGGACGATGACGTCCGAAATACGGGTCGTGGACATAGCTTATCCTTTTACAGGGTGACGCCGTGCTCAGCCGCCAGGCTTTTTGCGAGCGTCGGGTTTTCGTTGTAGAGCTTGCCTTGCTCCGTCATGTTGAAAGTGTCTTTCGCCCACGGGTTGACCTTGCCGCCGCCCCCGCCCGAGCCGCCAGCACCGCCGCCGCCGTTGTTCGGCGCCGACGCGAAGGCCTTGCCCTCGTCGCCTGCCGCCCACGCCTTGACGTGGTCGCCGAGCAGCTTGTCGCCGATCTTCGCGACGCGGGTTTCGCCATCGACCGCGATCTCGATCTTCTCGCCGCGCAGTAGTGCAGTTGCGGCTTTCAGCATGATCGGGTTCGTGACGCCGGCCTCGGTCAACGCGGCGGTCAGGCCGTTGTCGATCAGCAGGCGCTGCGTTGCGGCTTGTTCGGACGTCAGCGCCTTTTCGGCAGTCTCGGCGCGCTTCGCAGCGTCCTTGACGGCTTTTTGCGCATCGGACAATTGGCCCTTGACCTCGTCAAGCTCCGATTCCAGGCGGTCGTAATCCTTCGGGTCGATCTCGCCCTTCTTGCGTGCCGCGCGCAGCTCGGCAATCAGTTCGTCGCGTTTCGATTCCAGCTTCCCGGTAGCTTCCGCAATCGCGTCGGCTAAAATCTTTTTGTCAGCTGGGTCGTTCGGGTCAAATGCCATGGGTTTCCTCGCAGAGGTAGTTGCGCGGCGCAGCCGCAAAAATCATAATCCGGCGCAGCCAGATATTGCCGCCATTCTATAACACAACTTAATGCAATTGAGAAATTTTGATTAGGATGGTTGACAGAGTTTATTTATTAAACTAATATTGATCTCAGCGGTCGCACGGTGCGGCCCTCAACAGGAGAATAGGAAAATGGCACTTATCAAAAAGCGGGCTGACGAGCTGCGAATCGGCGACATTACCAAGCTGTCGCGATACCCTGGCGACGCGACCAGAAGGGAAATTTGTGTGCTAGACGTGTACCCGGCGCCGGCAGGCGTGCGAATTATCTGCGGTACGGCCGGCAATGTGGCCTGCGCGCCAGCAGTGCCGCCGAGTGATCGTGTTTGGGTTAGCGAAATCGGCGGCGCACACGAGGTCGACGTCGAGGTTCCGGACCTGACGCCCGCCCAGCAGCACGCCGAGGAACTGGCCCTCATGCTGCGCAAGGCGCTTGCGTGGTGCCGCGAGCAGGTCGGCCCGGTTCCCGCATGGGTAGCCGAGGCTCGCGAACTGCTCGATCAGGTTCGGCCCGAACCGCCCACACTGGCCGAG